GCAAAAGTTAGACAAGACGCAATGACTGTTACACCGACAGTGCCAAAAGACACTGGTAATCTACGAAACTCTATGTTTTTTACTTATAGCAAAGGATACAAAGATGGACGTGGTGCAAAACAAAATACTGATTTAATTAGCAAGTGTCAGGCTGAATGTAAAATAGCATACACTATTAACAAACCGACAGCTATTATTGGTTTTGCAGCAGAATATGCAGCGGTAGTGCACGAAGCAGTAAATAAAAGATTTAGAGAACCTGGCTCAGGTGCAAAGTATTTTGAAACGCATATAGTTAGCAACGAAAATTATTTTGTAGAATTATTAAAAAAGCACGCAAAATGACAGGTATAGCAGGTATTATAAAAGATTATTTAGTTAGCAAAGGCATAACTTATACATATGTAAATATAATGCCGAACACACCGCAAAAGTGCGTTGTTATCTTTGATGTAGCTGGCAGAAGTCCTGAATTTACGTTTGATGGAGCTAAATTTAGAAAACCCTCTATACAAATTACAACGAGAGACTATAAATACGACGATAGCTACAGTTTAATTAGTGATGTGATTAGTTATTTAGAACAGCTGGAAGGCACTACTTATAATAATATACAATTTATAGCAGTAGAGCAAACGACAGATATTTTTAGCTATGATTATCAGGACGAATATAACAATATGCTAAAATGTTTTGCAGTTAATTTTAATTTAGAAATTTTTAAACAATAAAAAATATGGCAACAAAAATTTTAATTGGAAAAGATACACGACTTTGCATCAAAGAAGGTGCAAGTTATGTTAATATGGCTGGTGCTCGCAATATTGGGTATCCTTCTGCAGCACCAGACGAGTTAGACATTACGCAATATGGAGTTGCTGGTGACTTTGATAGCTTTCAGGCGGGCATGATTTCGGCAGGTGAGTTTACTGTTGAAATGCAGTATTTGGCTAGCGAATATGATAAATACTTGAATTTGATGTTCAATAAAACGTTGAATGAGTTTTTAATAGCTTTTAAAACCGAAACTGGTTATAAAGAGTATACCTTTAATGCTTACATTTCGCAAATGCCGATTACGTGCGTTGTTACTGAAATAATGACTTATGAAATTACTTTGCAATTGACTGGTGAAATTACAAAGCACACTGGCACATCGTTATTACCAGCTTATTTGCCAACACTGCAGTATGGTATAATAGGCAAGGGAACAAAAGTAGAATTAAGTACAGACGGTACTAATTATAAAAGTGTTAAGTTTGCTTATGAATGCAACGGCCCCGATTTTGCTTTAAGTTACGAAGATGTAACTTCGTTTGAAACAGTAGGAATGGTGAAAGAGCAACTGCCTATGACGTTTAGTGTTGGTAACTTTGCAGTAACAGCAATAGCTGCAGATGGCTATGGAACAAATGAATTAGGCTATGACGAATTATTAACTTTTGTAACTAATCAAACTTTATTATATTTTAGAATAACATATCCAAAAAGTGAAAAATGGTTAGGTAGAGCATATTTAATGGACTTAACTAGAGACTTGAATATAAAAGGTAAACAAGGTATTTCGTTTAATTTGCGAATTACAGAAAAACCAGTATTGGCTGGTGTAACTGTAGTTGATTTATTAGACCAAAATGTTTTAGATGTTATTGAGTTAATTAGCAATTTACCTATGCCCGATGATATTACTGATACTAATTACACTACTTACATAGCTGATACAACTACTGCATATCAAGATTACAAAGCTTTGACAAATAATCAAAAGAACCAAATTAGCTATATTTTGATTTACAAACTAAATCAGGTAAGGGAGGTAATAGACGCTTTTTATTTTAACGATAATAGCACACATATTGATTGGGACGCTTAAAAGATACAGTTATGATACCAAATGTAGAATTTTTAGAATATGGTAATGACAGGGTACCTGTTATTGTTACACTTACAGTTTTAAGTAAAGCTAACATTGATTTTAAAGAAAAATACGACAAAGATTTGCTGGAAATAATTCTAACAGACAAACCTGGTGCATATTATATAGAAGCTATTACTTATTTACTAAAACACGCAATAATAGTAGGTTGTGAACGAGCTAATGTTAAGATTAAAAAAGAATGGGAAAAAGTAGATATGCTTATAGATGATTACGATGTCTTTTTGAAATTCATTGAAATAACAGTAAAAAGTTTGACTGTTCTAACTGATAAAGGTAGTAATACTCCTAATACGGAAAAAAAAATGAAATAAAAGATGTAAACGAATTGATAATGTTTTTTCGAGTGAGCTTGCCGTTTATGAGTTTTGATGAAATTTTAGAATGCACAATTGGTGAGCTCACTTTTTTATTAGATAAACATATAGAAAGAGAAAATGAAAAGATAATATTTTTAGTTAGAAATATGTATGAAGTTGCAAGGTTTAATGTTCTTAATATGTATGCACAAAATCCTTACGTAAAGGAAATTCCAAAAATAGAATTCCCGTGGGACAACGAGAGAAAAAATGATTTAGATAGAATTGCTAGCAATGATGAATTTGAGGCATTTTTAAATAGTTTTATAAAAAAGGAAAATAATGGAAATTAGTGGTTTAATAGCAAAGATAGGCGTCGACTTGTCCGAATTTGAGCAAGGCATTGCTAAAATGCAAAGCAGATTGGAAGACACTGCTAAAAAAATGGCTACTGTAGGCAAAAAGATGTCTTTGATGATAACGGCTCCGATTACTGCAATGGGTACTGGTAGCTTTAAGCTTTATAAAGACTACGAAAGCCTTGTAAATCAGATAGTTAGCTTAACAGACGTTAGTAAAGAAGCGTGGAGCTCATTAAAAGGTCAAGTGAAAGAGATAGCAGAAACAACTGGTAATAGTTTAAAAGAAGTTACAGAGGGCTTTTATTTTATTGCGAGTTCTGGTTTTGAAGGTGCAGCTGCATTAGATATTTTGGATAAATCAGCAAAAGCAGCTGCAATTGGACTAAGCAGTAGTGCAGATGTATCACAACTACTTACATCTGTTTTACAAGCGTATGGTGAGGAAAATATTAGTGCAGCAAAAGCAACAGATATACTTATTCGTAGTGTAAAAGATGGTAAAGCTGAAGCTTCAGATATGGCAAAGAATTTAGGTAGAATATTGCCTGTTGCAGCACAGATGAATGTTAGCTTTGACCAAGTTAGTGCAGCAGTTGCTGGATTAACATTAATAGGTATGGACGTGCCAGAAGCAGTTACTGCAATACGTGGCGTTTTATCTGAAATGCTAAATATGTCCGAGCAGGGTAAAAAAGCGTTGTTAGATATGGGTACTAGCTACGATGAACTTTATAGCACATTAACAACACAAGGTTTATTACCATTTCTGCAGCAAATAGATACATTAGTTGCACAGTTTGGTGAGAAAAGCATTGCAAAAGTATTTAATAATGTTATGGCATTGACTGGTGTTTTAGGTTTAGTAGGAAAGAATTCTGAGCAGGTTTCAGATATCTTTAATGATATAGCTAATGCTAGTGGTGATTTAGACAAAGCATTTGAAAATACGCAACAAACGTTGGAATATAAATGGAACGTTGCAGTAAATAGTGCTAAAAGTGTTTTGATAGAATTAGGCACTGGTATAAAGGGAGCATTAGTACCTGTTTTAAACAGTTTGTCTAATTTAATAAAAGGCGTGAACAACTTTTTTAGTAAATTATCAGATAGTACAAAAACTACGATAGTAGTAGTCAGTGGTTTAGTAGCTGCTATAGGACCGGCGTTGTTAATAGGTTCGCAAATTCTAAAAATGATTAAAAGTATTATACCTCTAATTACAACATTAAAAACTGGTTTTGTAGGTTTGCAAACTAGTGTTTTAGCTGGGACTGCAGGTTTACAAGGGTTTAATTTAGCATTTAAAATGTTAGGAAATTTAGCAAAAACAAATCCGTTTGGGCTAATATTAACAGGAGCAACGCTACTTATACCTGTTATCAGTAAATTAGTTGGGAAACACAAAGAGCTGAACGAAGAATTAGAGGAGCAAAATAGTTTACAGAAAGAGATAGACGAAGCTACAAAGAATAGCACAAAAGAGCTAATGCAAGAGCAAATGCATATTAATAATACTGTATCTAAAATTATTAGCTATAATGAAGGAAATATAAAAAGGAAAGATTTACTAAAAAAATTACAGGAGGAATATCCCAGATATTTTGGTAATTTAGACATTGAAAAGACGTCTAATGAACAATTATCTAAAATATTAAAAGAAGTAAACGCTGATTATGAGAAACGAATAAAATTAATGGCTAGTGAGCAAGAGCAAAAGATACTTATAGAAAAATTAGCAGAAGCTGAATTAAAAAGGCAAGAAATTTTAAATCAGCAAAGTAAGATAGAAAATGATTTAAATAAAAAACAAAAAATAGGTATAAACATTACTAATACGCAAATTGAATCTTATGAAGAATTAAGAGCTGAGGAATTAAAACAACAGCAAATTTTAAATGCACTAACAGCTGTTTATGATGAGAATAAAAATAAGTTACAAGAATTAGATAGCATAATAGCTGATTATGAAAATAGAATAAAAGAATTAATGGGCACTTATGACAACTTATCTGAAAGCATAAAAACTGCTAATACAGCTACTAGTAATTTTAATGATACTACTAAAAAAGCTACTAATGAATTATTAGACAACTGGAATAAATATATTGCTGATTTGCAAAGCAAATTCGCAATTTTAAAAACTGAAAATGAAAATAGAGGCAAAGATGAACTAACTTTATTAGTAGAAGAACGATTAAAAGTAAAAAATGAATTAGATGCACAATTAAAAGTTTGGCAAGAGTATTTAAATAATAAAAAAAATATAACTGCAAGCGAGCAAAATGCTATAAATAAGTTAATTGCAGAAGGTAATGCTTTATCACTACAATTAGAACAAGAGTATTTAAAAAAGATAGCTGACTTAACTCCTGTTAACCGTATACAGACAACGATTGCAGTAGATATAAAAGGTGATTTGCAAAATCAGATAGATAGCTATGAACATTTAAAAAACGC